CCATTTGTTGTTTCTGATATCAAACAGCAGACTACACCTATTATAGCAGGATCACCTGTTAATAACAAGTAGTCTGTTGGTCTGAAATCTTTTAAAAGATTTTTCAGTTTCATTATCAGTGGTCCAGGTGAAAAAATCATTTGCGATCTTTCATCTAACAAAAATACTAGTTTGCCATATTCAGCTGCGCCCATAATATTAAATTTAGGACGGCCTTCTCTTGTGCCTGCAATTTCTTGCACGACATAAACTTTAGGCACTCTATCTTTTTTTGCCTCTGAGTAATTTATACTTTCTGTATCTTTCATGCTTGACTAATTAGCAAAATCCTATATAGATGTCAATAGAAAGTTATGAATTATAAATTTAAGATGAAGCCGTATGCGCATCAGTTGACTGCGTTAGAAAAATCTTGGCACAAAGATACGTTCGCATACTTTATGGAAATGGGTACTGGCAAAACAAAGGTACTAATCGATAACTTAGCAATGCTTTACGATAAAGGTAGAGTAGATGGTGCACTAATAGTGGCACCAAAAGGTGTTGTGGGTACATGGTACAATCAAGAGTTGCCTGCACACTTACCTGATCATATAGAAAATGTGACCGTTTTGTGGCGATCGCATATAAATAAAAAACAACAAGATAAGTTAGATGAACTGTTCAAAACGGGTCAAGACTTACATATTCTTGTCATGAACGTAGAAGCGTTTAGCACAGACAAAGGTAAAAACTTTGCTGCTAAATTTTTAAGATCACATAAATCTTTGATGGCTATTGATGAAAGCACGACAATAAAAAATCCAAAAGCAAAAAGAACAAAAAATATTTTAGAGGTGGCTAAACTAGCGCCATACAGAAGAATTATGACAGGTTCACCGGTT